TCGGTAAGGCTGAACGCTCCTGATAATGCGTTAATTGCTGGCAACGCACTCGTGTTAATAAACTGCAAAAGTTTGTCAAGAATTGGCAACAATGCAGTGCCCACGGTTTCTTTTGCTTCATCAAATGCCACTTGAACGCGTGCAATTTTTCCTGCGTACGTGTCAGCGTTTGCAGCGGCTGCACCACCAAACAATTCAGTCAAACGACCTTGAACCTGTTCGAATGACATTGTTTTCAATTCGGCGGTAGATAAGCCAACGCCTAGTTTGCCAAGTGCTGCCGTGTTTCCGTCGTATGCCTTGCTTAGGCTGTTAGAAATTGCCTCGACTGGCTTGCCAGTTGCTGCGCTGACATCAAGAGCAATTGCCAAGAGATCCTGCGCCTTTGTAATGTCACCAGTGGATCTAACTAAGCGACCAAGTGCCGGGCGTAGTTCATCATCTGCAACACCAGTCGCCAATGACATTTGAAGAATCGATTGTTCAGTTGCTGCGATTTGTCCCTGGGTTGCACCCGTTGCGTTTTCCAACGCAAGTGCCAATTGTGTTTGTGCCTTTTCGTCAGCAATTGCAGCCTTGACGCCTTCGATACCAATAGCAATTGCAGCAGCACCAGCAGCCGCAGCTGCTGCGGCGAACGCCTTTCCAATTGCAACGCCTGCCTTGCCAACCTTGTCGCCAAAAGTGTCAACGTCGCCCGTGGCGGTTTTCAGCGATTTGTTAAGTCCATCAACGTCGCCAAGAATCGAAAGTTTAAGGGTGCGACTTCCAGCCATCAGGTGTACTTCCTAACTATCGTGGAAAATGCTTGCTCCCATTGTTTAACAATTTCAGGTTGAGCACTTCTCAAAGTTGGATAAATAAACCAGCCGCGCGAACCGCGACCTTCACGACCTGACCAGACTGGAAATTGCTTAAATCTATTTGAACCGAATTCGTAACCGCCCCACAATTGTTGGGTCGTACCGCCGCCACTTAATTTTTGCGACGCAAAACCGTAAGAAATCTCACCAATTTTTGATGACTTTGAAACCTTTGAACCCTGCGCAATTTTTGGCGCAACGCGGTTTGAAGATTGATTGGCTGCTGAAATAGTTTTCTCGCGAACATAATCAGCAAGTTTTGACGTCTGCGTTTTTGCCTGTTGCGTTGCTTCGTCGTCCATTGCTTTGAATGATCTTAGAATGGCGCGCAATTCCGCTTTGTCGTAGGAAATTGCTTCCTTAGCCATTTGCGCGCCTTTCCAAAATCTCGATTATTGTAAGAATGTCCTCGGCTGATTCAAATTCGTTAGGCGATAGCCCTGTTGCGAGGGCTATCTCCCAAACGATTCTGCTTAGGCTTCCGACTGGGTAACTTTTGGGTTTGCTTCACCGACGATCACTTCAGCAATTGTCTCCGTCCATGCGTCGATTGGCTTGACTGGTTTCCCAGCGGCTTCACGTTTCATGGCGTGATAAGCGAGAAAAACTAAATCGGAAATTCCGATTTTTTCCTGCGCCTGGGCAATTGTGTTGCCCGTTTGCTTTTCCCATTTAACCCACTCAGGTGGTGCAGCCGTATAGGTTGCCTGCGCCCCGTCGTTGTATTCAATTGTTATTTGTAACTTCATTTTGTCTCCCGATTGGTAGTTTTTAGCTGAATGTTTCAGTTGGTGTTCCAACTACAATAAATGATAGATCAACGGTCTGCGCGTCAGGTGCTGACCCGCCGACTGCTGGAAATACTGGCATTACGTTGAATGCAAATACTGCACCAGTTACGGCAGTTAGTGAAACCGCCAATGTCGTGTTTGGTGCTGATTCGCATGCAGTCCATAATGCTTCGCACAATGAACCAGTCGCGCCCCAGTCTGCAAGCATTGAAACGTCGAATGTCCACTGGTCGTCAATATGCTTGTAAGCCTTGCCGTCTAGTGTTTGATAAGTTTCCACGGTTGGGCTATTTGCAAGCACTGCGCTGGTCGCCTGCGCGTCGTAGTTAACGGTTGCAATGGTCACGACTAAATCGCGACCAGTTATGATTGTCGTTGGCATTTTGTCCCCTATGTTGTTTGTGTGTAGTACGTCGAAACGTTTATGTCTGCCACCAGCATTGGACTTTGACCTACTTCCAAAACTGTCGGCTTTTCAACAACGCCAACAACGTATCCTGCGGGCATTGCCGCAAGAATTCCTATGATGAGTTTTTCCAGGTTGTCTAACGAACCTGCATTGCTATTTGAAGCAACAATTGCCGAAATGGCAAAATTGATTTTGACCTGTGTCTTTGACTTACCGATCAGCACAACTTCCATGTAAGGCGAATCGGGTACAACCACGATTGCAGGTGGAATTGGTGCTTCGGGAACGCTTGGGTAGACGTTGGCAGATAGCGCGCTGAAGGCGTTTGCTAGGGCTGCGCGGGTTTCGGATACGGCGTTGGCTGGCACTTATTGAACGACCGTTTCAACGTCCAGGTATGGCATAAGCAACGTGGACACGCGGTTGGTCAGGCTTCGACCCATACGGTAGGGCGTTGAAGCAAAATCTACGCCCTCGATCTGTCCGCCTGCTGCAACCCGTGATTGGAATACTTCAACGGATACGGCAAGGATTGCAGATTCAATTGCTGGGGTGTTTGCGTATAGATCAGCTGCTGAATAGCCTGAAAGTGTTGCAGTGCCTGTTGGGATTATGTCGCGCAATGTGACATTTGATGAAGTCAATGCAGCGGTAAATGAATAAGGCGTGACGGTAACAACGGTGTGTGTTGCGGTAAATGGCGCAGGCAAACCAGCAACAATGACTGACTGACCAGCAACAAAATGGTGTTCGCGTGCGGTATAAAAATAAGCAGTGTTTGATTCTAATTTGTACGCGTTAACGGCTGAAGTGTTTGCAACAAGCATGGGCAAAATGACGGCTTCAGCGGTGTTGATAATTTCGTCCAGGTAACTGTCTGAATAAAGTGAAACGGACACGCCAAGCACCGTACGCAATTGACTCGCAGTGACAATGGCTGGCATGTCCGTTTCCTTTCGATCGGCTGCGGCGAGATCGGGAGAACCCGCCGCATGATTAGTGGGGGTTAGTTATTAAGTCTTGTTGATACCAAATGCGCCCGCACCAATTTTCGTTGCGATTGCACCGTATCCATAAACTGAAACTGATACCTGACCTGAAGCAATAACGTCTGCGCGTAGGCGATACGTTGGTGATTCATACCATGTGTATGCAGTTGGGTTGATGATTAGCATTGAATCATCTTTGTCAGTGTCATTTGCTGACGGTACGTTTGCAGTGACGTAAAGATCAAGTCCCGCAACGTTTCCACGAATTGAATCTGGACGAACTGAACCGCCTGCGTTTGAAGGTTGTGCAGCCATGTAGATTGGACGACCTGAATCGTTCAATGTCATTAGGTTTGCCCATTGTGAAGTGTTCGCAAGAATGTTGCGCGCAAATCCCTGTGTGTTTGAATAAACTGAAGCAGCACCACGAGAAACAAAACCAAGCAATTCAGCTGCGGTTGGGTATGTTGTCAGTGTTGTTGCGTCGGCTGTTGCACCGCTTGCAAGTGCAGTGTAGACGGCTAGGTCTGTTGCTTTTGCGTACGCTGCTGACATGTTTGTCAATAACTCATTGAAAAATAGCGGTGAAGTACGGTCAAGCAATTCAACGGAAAATGTCTGTTGTCCTGCGTACTTCTTGACGGATACTGAAAGGAAACTTGAAGCCTGATCAGTTTCTGAAGGTGTGCCTGCTTCGGCAGTTTCTGCCACTGTTGGCATTGTTGTGATCTTTGGAATTTCAAAAGACATGCCAGCGTCAGGCAAGACCCCACGGCTGATCGCGTCCACGGCACTTCTTGTCGTGTTTGCTAGTCCATTGATTACTTCAGTCAACTGACGTGTAGGAACTAAACCTGCGTTGTCTGTTGTGTCATCTGCTGCTGCAACGTACTGACGAGCATTCTCGTCACCCAATGAAGCGCGGATTGTGTTTTCTAGGTACTTAGCGGCGGTGAACTCTAAGCGTGGCTTAGTTGTCCAACCACCGACCGCAGCATTTACGTTTGCGGTTACTGACTGGGCGGCTTCTACCGTTTCGGCGGTTGAAGCGTCTTTGACGGTGTCTTCCACTTCGTCTTCTCCTTCTGTTGGTTGTGCTTCAGGTTCGATTGTCGAATCTGAAATTTCTGTTTCGCCTTCTGTCGCTGCTACTTCTGCAACGCGTGCTGATCGAATGGCAGGTTCTGAAGTTAATGCAACACCAGTCATTTCACCCTTCAAAATTCGCACTGTTCCGTCTTTCAATGTTTCGTATTCGTCAAAATAAACTTCAACGCTGAAACCGTCGCGCAAACCTTCAGCTGCTTCAACCAGTGCGTCATTTCCCGCAGTTGTTTCAGCAATTTTGAATGTTGCGTCAATGCCCTGATCGGTTGATTGAATTGAAAGTGTTTTGCCAATTCGACGTGTGCGGTCGTGTTCAAGATTAAGCAGCACCGGGGTCGCTTCAATTGAATTCTTCGCAAACTGCACTTTACCTATTGAAGCGTTGCCAGTTTCTTCGAATGTAACAATGCGCCCTGTAATTGTTCGACTGTTTGAATCAGCCGCCGTGATTGCAATGGGTGTGATCAGTTTTTTCATAGCAACATGTCTTCTTCCTCGCGTATTTCTTCGATCGACATTGCGCCGATACGATTTAAGATTTCATAGACCTGCGCGCGTTCGTAAGGATTGCCACGAAGGAAATCGTCAAGATCAAACATGACTTTGTTGCCTGCTGGTGTGAAATCAGCAAACGAAAGGCGTTGTTCGATTATGGACATGTAATTTCTAAAAGCAAAATCGACGAGATCGCGCCTTTTGTCTAAGGCGTTGGAATACGTAAAACTCGACTGTTGCGAATCAGTAAAGTACGCAGGCAAACCGCATGCGCGTGATAATTCAAGCGCAACATAATTGCGGGCTTCATTCAGCTGCAAATTCTTTGGGTCATAACCAATTGTTTCAAGTGTTACGTCAGCGTTTAAGAATGCGGTTGATTTGTTGCTGCGGGCAGTGCGCCATGATGACAACAATTTCGCAACGCGATCTGCGGGCAATGATGTGCCATTTGATTTCAAAACCATTTGCGGTATTGGTTCATTGGCAAAATTCATTGAAGCCTTTTCAAGTGCGGCAGCCGCTTTAATTGTGCGACCTGCGCGCGCAAGCAAACCTTCTTGCGTGTTTGGGAAAACAACCAGGTTTGTCGGGTCAACGGGCGTGCCGTCAATTTCGTAAGAATCAATTTCTGTGCCGTTGGCGTTTGTAGTAATTGAAATGCGTTCAGGTGCTACGCGTTCCATTGCGCGAATTTTTCCAGTGTCCGCGTACCGTTCCATAACGTACCCATAAGCAGAATTATGGAAAAATAAATCTGAAATAATCCACGCCCAAAATGTTGAACCTGGGATTCGTGGGTCAGGCTGATTGATCACGCGCGGTTGCGTTACCTTCTCGCCCGTCGCTTCATTGCGCGTGTGCATTGGCAATGATGAAATTGTTTGAATGATTCCCAGGGCGCGCGCAACTGTTGGCACTGACATTGCTTCAGCACGGTTTGCGCTTTGTATGCCGTAAAAATAAAAATTATTATTTTCAGTGAAGTATGGTGCAAGTGAAGCGTCAACGTCCAAAGGCGCAGCTGGAACGGCAGCCGCAACCTTTGGCACAAATAGATCAAATAAACCCATGCCCAAATTGTGTCAGGCTTATACGATCAACCAACCATGATGTCAAGATCATTGTCTGGGCGTGTCGCGAAGTGTGTTGCAAGGGCAACTGCCACCGCACCGCAAACAACCGACTGTGACGCCCTGCGCCCAATAACCCAGCCACCGTCACCACGACGCAATTGAACCGCCGCCAAAACTTCTTCGGACAACTGTGACTGCCCCCTGTGTTTTAACCGACCGCTATTGATAGCACTCAGCATTTCGTCACACGCCTGTGGATAGACCCCGTCCATGTCGAAAATTGGAATTCCAGCAGGTGCAAGGCGCGCGGCTACGGCTGCACTGGTCTTTCGACTGTATAGGACGTATTCCGTTGGATACTTTCGGGCGTAATCTGCCAAGTCGTTGGCGATTGCCTTATCGTCCAGTTGTAGATCGTTTTGCCACGTATGCAACAACTTCACCACGAATTCTTCGTTCGGCAATTTCTGCGCGCCGACCAAACTGGCGTGGCGTCTATCGGGTGAAAGGTCAATTGCCAACCAGGTCAATTTGTCAATGTCCAGGTCAGCTGCTTTGTCTAGGCAATTACCCCATGAAGCCGAATCGACCGCACTGTTGATCGCCACAACCCAGCGGCACAACACTTCAGTCATTACAACGTCGGCGGGGTCATTCAATACGCTTTTGATGTTGTCTGCGTGAATCAGTGTGCCCATTGAAGGATTGGCGTGCCGTGCGTTTTCCACGCTGATTTCGTCGGTCGGTGCTGACCATTCAAAATACCCAATGTCGTCGTCAACGCCTGCAATGCTTGCCAACGCCCGTTCACGAAACTGGTTCAACACAACGCTGGAAGAATCGCCCGCGTTTGTGTACGCCATGACCATTGGGTTTGCCGCAGCCATGAGGGTGTAGCGAAGCGACGCAAAACTTTCAATGTCATTCATTTCGCGTAATTCGTCCAAGTGAATGGTCGAAGGTCGGGAAACACCACGGGCAGCCGAACCGCCTGCACGCACAATAAACCGATTGCCCGTAATGGTTTCAATTTCTTCACCACCATGTTGCCAGCGAATCTTCTTGACCTGTTTTGCCAGGTTGTCATTGCCTTCAATGATCTGAACCATTGCCCTGAATTGTTCCAGTGATGTGGAAAGGCGGTGCGCCGAACCAATTTGCAAATTTTCGTCCCATAGGAAAAGACCGCCCAAAATTCTGATCAGCTGCAAAAAGGATTTTCCATTCTGACGTGCAACCACAATCGTGTTGACGGGTGAAGCCCAGCGTCCGTCAGGCTTGACCTTGTGGGTGTGGATAAGTGCGAATTTTTGCCATTCCATAAGATCGATCTTCAAACTGGTCGCCAAGTCGATCAATTCACCCCCGCGTGAAGGTAAATCGTTCAGTGGCGTGTGAATTCGCGGGGTTTGTACGCCGATTAGCGGGATTTGCAGGTCTGCGTCCCTACCCAAAACCGATTCAGGGCTATTGAGGGCTTCTGTGGGCGTTTGGTGACCTTTTGAGGGCTTCTCAGTCGTTTTCATGGCTTCTCGAATCGTTTGGTGGGGAAATTAAACCAG